GAACAAGGCGATGTTCCCAGCGCACTAGCCGAAGCTGGCTTGACAAAGAAAAAAATCCCGATGCCGGAATCGCATCAGGGCGTTGCAAGTGGTGATGGCAAGCGTTCTAAGCGCATTACCATCCTTATGAGCGAGGAAGAACGCAAGTACATCAACCGTGAAGCGCGGCGGCACGGAATGACGATTGGACAGTTCGTGTACGCTCTGGCAGTTGCGGCGGCAGAGGGAAAGATTGAATTGGAGGATTTCTTGGAGGATTGACGATAAAAGTTAAGATTTAAGGAGAATGTTATGAACGTAATTAAAAATCGTGATTTAGAAAAAGAAGAAAAAAGCTTAAAGAAGGTTTTTATGGAACTGGTATTCAATTCTATCGTGAAGGTGACGGCATTGATACTCCCATTAAAATGATTATAGGGTTTCCAAGCATAAGAGGTGATCCAGATGAAGTTGAGCGCATTAGTAAATTACTAATGGCGGCAAGTAAAGCAGTAAAAGAGTTTAAGTACAACGGAAATTTTGTTGATTATATTTCACAATAGAAGCTGAGATTTAATGGGAGGAACATTATGAAAAAGTTCGTTGTTCTTTTTGAAGGTTGGAATGATAAGCACGACCACAAATGTATGTGTTATGTTGTTGATGTAGATGATGACTTTGAAAGTATTTTGAGTGTTGAAGAACAGGCAGAAAAGATGTCTCGAAACGAGTATCCTCATTTAACAAAATTTGAACCGCTGTATATCAAGGATTTGATTAAAAGATAAACGTCAAGTTGTATGGAGGGTTGATCTATGATTGCTTATAGACCTCATCGTGGTTCTTTAAAAAACGCTCTAAGGGAAACAAGAGTGTTTGCCAATGAATACGAAATGAAGCAGAGAATTGCAAATGAATGGAACTTAACCTGTGGGAGAAAAGAATTGAGCCCAGAAAATATTGTAATTTCACAAGTCGAATATTCCGATTACAAGAGTGGGTGGCAGAGGGTTCACGATGTTTGCGTCACGAAGATTGGAAACAGGAACCTCGTGGATGAGTTAGGGGTAGCTCAATGTATTGGATACTGTTCGTATGACATTTCAAACGCCCCTAAAATTGGGCAGTGGATAAACGTGAAAAACGAGATGCCAGACGAATGCAATCCGTATGTTATTGGATTTAGCCCAGACGAATTTGATGTTGACATTGTTGGATATAAGCAAGACTTTGGTGAATGGCGAGATAAAAACGGAAAACCTCACAATATTACATACTGGATGCCGTTGCCTGAACCGCCTGTAAAATATTGAGATAGCAAAGGAGCAATATATGGAAAATTTCTATTGGGTTGAAATCCAGTACGATGATGACAAAAAAATGCAGACATTTCCAAACTCCGTTCGTCTTGTTTGCAAACAGCAAGGAAGAAGCGAAAGCGAAAATCGAACGAGAAGTTTCCGGCAAGTTTTTCGTTGTTAGTATTGTGGAACTTGACAAGAGTCTTGTATTCCATCCGCACGACTTATTTAATCTAAAATCAAAATGTTTGCTTTGGGAATGAGGATGGAGAGATTATGCGTACATACAAGCCACGCAAGCGCAGAAGCAAAGAGGAACAAGCAAAAATCAACGCAGAGGTAGCAAAACGTAAAGCAAAACTGGCTGAAAAGTACAACACGGGCACTCAATATTACAAGGGTATTCCTGTTGAGCTGATTGTAAGAGAGGACTACGGTTGCTACAAAGCAAAGCGTTTCAAAATCAATGGGAGCAATCAAAACGTGTGGATTCCAAACTGCTATCTTGAAGATGACGGAACAATCAAAGCGAATATAAACATTGATTTTGTATTCCGTAAGTCTGTAAACCAGTTAAACAAAGCGGGAATCACGCAAGCGATTATTGGCATCAAACGTAAAATGCCGGAAGCAGATGTGCCAAATCTCAAAAGCACCATGCAAAAAATCGGAGATAAAGGAGGAGTTACATGGGCGTGACAATCAAATGCAAAAAGACTGGTCGTGAAATGGATGTGGGCTATTTCGGCTTTTTCAAGTTGAGAGCGAAAATTGCAGAACTTGTTGATTCGGAAGTCGGAGAACACTATAAAAAGCTTGATGACATTCTCGACATACCATCTCCCGAAAAAGAACACGCTCTTGAATCGTACAATGACGAAACAGAGCGATTGGTTGAAAGCAAGGAACTTCCAATCAAAATTGCAGATTTCCTTTATCAATCGGACTGTGACGGAAAAATCCGATACGGTGCCTGCAAGCAAATCTTGAAAGTTATAGGTGATTATGACGATAGCATTATTTACGGATATGCTGGCAGAGAAAATCCTGCAAAGTTCAAGGATTTCAAAGAAATTCTTCAAGATTGCGTAGACAATAAGTGCTTTATGATTTGGAGATAACAATAAACCCCTGTGTAGTCACAATGACCGCACAGGGGTTTCGTTTTACTTATCAACAATGCAATCCCAGTAGAGATATGCCTTGCCATCTGCGGCATCTGCGTCCTCAAGGAACGCCTTTGCCATGTCAGCGTAGAAGCCCGGAGTGTCAACGGACTGACGCTTTGCAACCTGACAATAATCCGAGTACATCATGTTCATGGTGGCCCAGAAATCGTTCGGGTCACAGGTGATATTGCGCTGTTTGGCAACGTCCTGTGTCTGTTCTAGCGTCCAGTGACAGCCTTTCGTGCCGTCAGCGTTCACCATGCTGTCGCACCATTCCTCCGCTTCGTCGTGGGTGAGGTGCTGGCGTGGCATCTTGATGGAGCGGCTGTCCGCACCGCCACGCTCATACTGCCCAGAATGCTTGTCCCAGTCACCGTTTTGCGAGAATCCGATTTGCGGCATCTTACGCCCATACTCTACGTCAGGGTAGCGAGGAATAGGGTAGGGGTCGATGTAGCGGTTCTCCTCCTGCGGATAGTAGGGATAGCGATCGTTGCCACCTTCCAGCTTGCGCAGACGGCGTTCCATCTCACGCTCCCTGCGGTCACGCTCTTCCTCAAGGCGGTCACGTTCCGGCTCACGGTTTTTGTCGTGGTCGCGGAGCATCATCATACGGCGAAAATTAGTCTTGCCCATAATCTACACCTCCTCAAGAAATAGACGAGGGCGCATCAGCGTGGGAACGGCAGAAGCAGCCAAGATACTTGAACGTGCCTGTGCCGGTCGCAGACGTTGCAACGCGGGTAGCATAGCGAGTACGAGTGTGGATGCTCTCAGCGGTTGCTTGAGCGCAGTTGCAGTCGGTCAGAGGGTATGCGGTCGTACCTGCGCCGATGGTAATGACCACAGGGGCGTTGATGGTGGTCGTGTCCGGTATGCTCTGGGCAACTACGATGCAATACTTCTCTCCGTTCTGGTATGCGCCAGCAGGGATATTGATGGTTAGCGTGTCATTGGCGAACGTGACCGCCTGGCTGATGACCAAGTGCGGGCAGAGACGGCAGCTTGTTTTGCAAGCCATAATGTTTTCCTCCTAAAAAATCAGGGGCAGAGGTGTCTTACCCCTGCCCCGATGGTTCACCCGGTGTTATCGGGGAGTGTGTAGGTTAGTAGCAGCCGCAGCAGTTCACGCCCGCGTTAGGGTTTGCCACCTGATAAGCGGGAATCGGACGAGGATTGACCCGGTTCAGGATGGTGTCGGTCTGCTGAGACATCACGGTGGTCAGAAGCGCATTCTGACGGTCCTGAGAAGCGGCGAACTTTAAGCTCTGGTTCTCGGCGGTCAGAGTGGCGATCTTATCCTGCGTGAAGTAGTCCATCATGCTGCGGAAGTTGGCGTTGCAGTTGTCCACGATGGCACGGGCGTTGTCTGCGATAGCCTGACGGGTAGCGCAGTCCTGCTGTGCAATGGTGTACTTCAGGTCGCCGATAAGCTGCTTGTTCTCGCAGCAGCAGGATGCAAGCTGCGTCTGGATAGCGGTCTGACCCGCCTGCCGTGCGTTACTCTCCTGCATGATGGCAAGGTTGATGGCGTTGTCGCCGTTGGACACGCTGCGTTCCAGACCGTTCACGAGTTGTGCGTTCTGGTAGCCAAGCTGACAGATGGCGCTGTTCACGCCTGCAAAGCCGTTCGCAATGTTGGTGTTGACGCCGTTCATCTGTACCAGCTGGTCATAGCCCAGAGAGCAGATACCGCTCTGGATGCCCGCCAGAGAGCGGGAGGTATCCTGCTGGTAGAAGCCCTCAGACAGAGCCGCGCGGGTGTCTGCACCGCCCTGCCCGGTTGCGCCAGTGCCGACCAGATAGGGGATGTAGCTGTTCATGCCGTTGTCACCACCGTTTCGCCCGTTGCCGTAGTTGCCCCAGCCGAAGATGATGGCGAGGATGATAACCGCCCACAGACCTTCGTTGCCGAAAAATCCGCCGTTGTTATTGCCGCCGTCCTGCCCGGCCAGATAGCCAGTTGCAAAATCGTCCATAACAAAACTCCTTTCAGTTTTGCGTTATGCCATCCCATCGCCGTATGCGATGGGCGAAGCCAAACAAAAGCGGTTTTTGTCAAGTCCGCAAAACTGAGAAGCGTTTCGCTTAGAGGGATGCGTTATCGGGGCAGCGTCAGGTTCAAGACGTTTGCCAGCTGGTTCAGGTCGATGCCACGCTCTTTGGCGAGGTTCTGCGCCATCGTCCGAAGCTGTGCTTCGTTCTTACCCTGAATCAGGTTCAAGCCCTGCATGATGGGTGCGCTCTGCCCACCCAACTGCTGGATAAGCCCCATCGGATTTTGTCCGGCGCGAGCCAGATTTGCAAGCTGCATGATAGGGCTATGAGTAATCATATCAAACGGAGAGGGCATCGCTTATTCTCCTTTCTTTGCGGTGGCAGCGGGCTTAGAGAAGCTCTTTTGCCACTTTTCCAGTTCATCCAGTCGGTGGACAAGGGCGTTGTACTCCTCAATAGGCACATACTGCTGTGTCGGTGCAGCGGTCTGCTGTGCCTGTTGTGCTTGCATTTGCCGCCACGCTTCCGGGCTGTAAAACTCCTGCACATAGGATTCGCAGGTGTCCGGGTTGAGACGCTTGCAGTAAATCACGCCGCTGCGCAAGTCAGGGCAGTAGGTCGGTCTGCCGTACAGGTCGGACGGTATTGCCAAAAACTCTTCTCTGCTGGAAACGGGTCTGCCAAGCAACCAACCGCCATCTTGTGCCGACTGCTGAACAGGCTGCTGCCCATTCATCGGCTGCGGACGCTGTGGTTGTGCCTGCTGCATCTGCGTGTTCGGCAGGGAAGTGGCAAGCCCTACCGTGCCCATGCCGCCGTAAGGATTGACAGGCTGCTGCGGAACGTAAGGCGTTCCGGGTGTTGGATAATAACTCATAAAGCATCCCTCCTTGTGCATCCAGTGTACTGCATCGGCAAAAAACAAAAGACAACGAACGCCAAACGAAGGACAAAAAAGAAAAGCGCCCACACGGAAAAATCCGCATGAGCGCTTAACTATTAAAGGACTTCGCATTGGAAGCAAAACTAAAATATCACGTTTTTGCTTGCAAGGCAAGTCTTTCGACAAAAATAGTGCGAATAAGACAAAATCCCCCGCTTTGCCTACAACGAACCTTGCGTGGAACGCAGGGCTTCGGCAAAGCAGGGGATTTTTTTGTAAAATCAAGAGCGGAACCGCCCACAGGCAATGCCGCTCTCTACAAAGGCCGTGGCCTTTCAAGTCTAAAGACGTCTCCCGCATGGTACGCACTGTAAGTAGGCGGGCGGGAAACTGTATCAACGAAAAAGACCCGCCATGATACGCATCGTTGAGAGGCTTAGCGGGTTCAGACATCCACCCTAATGCGCTTCTTCGAGAGGCCGGGTGGATTTGTTGATATAATTATACCACAAATTGCGTAAAAAGAAAAGCCAGCGGGTAAACGTTCTTCCGCTGGCTCTCTGTACACATTTCTCCGAAGTGTGTGTACGCTACTTCGGACACCGCGAATAGTATATCAAATGTCCAACGTTCTGTCAATGTTTTTTAGCCGGTAGCCTATCGCCGTCCGGCTGTAATGTGTCTGCGCTGCAATGTCCGGCAGCGGAAGCCGCTCAACGTACCGCAGTAAGGCTATCTTACGGTCTACCCTCCCAAGCGGTGCGCTTTTGATGGCTGCGGTCATCTGCTGTCGGTCAAGCCCTTGCAGCGCAGCGGGCAGCACTACGCGAGCCGCCGCCACAGGTAGCACCGAGCCAGAAAGGCTGCGGCAGCTGTCCGGCGTTGCGCACCATAGTGCCAATAGCAGCTAAATAGCTGTAAAAAACACTGTTATTGGCAAAATTGGCGATGATACCGACTAAAAACGGCGTTTTTAGCTGGTGTTGCTCGTATGTAGTGCTTGCCATGATATCCTCCTTACTTCCCGATCGAGGGCTTTTTCTCTGCCAGTGCCTTCTTCATCAGGCTGACAGCCTTTTCAATGACAGCGTCCAGCACCTCGTCCGTGATGATGGGCTTCATCCAGTCCGGCAGTGCGCCCCGCAGCATGGCAAAAACCTGTGCCTTTTTCTTTGCGCCCTGACCGCTGCCCATGATGCTGTCCTCGGCAATGGTCACGAGCTCCAGCGCCCACTGCTTGACGTACTGCTTGTACCCCAGACGGATGGCACCCACTGTCAGCGCTACAAAGCCGATGATCATCAGCACCAGTGCGATGGGCGAGGGGATAAAGTTAAAGATTGCTTCCATGATTTGTTACTCCTTTCAGTAGGTAGTTGTTGATATCGGATTTGCTTTTTTGCATACCTTCGCGGTTATTTCCGGACAGTTGCGAATCCAAAAGATTCTGTACGCCAACAAGTACGAGACGCATTTCTTCATCGATGCTGTCAAATCGAGTCATGTCGCGTCTAAGGGCTGCGGCGTGCTGCGTGGAAACGGCTTCTACCGCATCCAGTCGCTTTTCAATGGCGTCAATGCGCTTGTTCTGCGCATCGTCAGGGGCTTTTGCCTTTTTGATGTACTTGTGGATGATGTCCAGCACCTTGTCGATCGTGATGGCAGCGGCGCACAGGCTGCCCAGAACGCCCAGCACCCACAGCAAAGCTTCTTTTTCGGTCATTTACCCTCCCGGAGACGGGTCAGGCCCTTCTTGCGGATGATACGGGGGTAGTTGAGTGTGGTCACATTGAGGTCTACGTTGCCGGAGATGCCCGGCACAGCGCCCTTGCTGGTGTGCTGGTGGGCATTGTAGTTAAACGTCACGTTGGGCGTCTTGCCGGTGTAGTCCGCAATCCATACGTCATAAGGGTGCAGAGCCGCACCGCCCACAAAGAGACGTGCCTTTGCGAAGCTGGTATAGGTGTAAAGCTGGGCATAAAAGCCCATCTGCTCCACTTCGTGCAGGGCATAGGCAGTCAGGTCGGTCAAGTCCTGCTTGTCCAGACTGACGAGCTTGTTGTCCTCCACGTCCACAGCCACAGGCAGGGTCAGCTCCTTGCCGTAGACCGCCTGCCGCACAAGGGCAAGCTCTGCATCGGCCATCGCCTCGCTGGTGGCGTAGGTGTAGTAGTACACGCCCACGTCCAGACCTGCCGCTTTGGCGTTTTTGTAGTTGTCCTCAAAGGTCGGGTCGATGTACAGGCCGTCTGCCCGCTTGGAGAGCTTGCGGTTGGTGCTCACGGTCTTGAGCATCGCTCCCTTGTAGCCAGCCGCTGCCACCTGCGCCCAGTCGATTGCACCCTGATACCGGCTCACGTCGATGTACCGGTATGGCGGGCCGCCCTCCCATCCGGTGACAACCTCCTCAACGGGAGTCTCTCTGGGCGTTTCCGGCGCAGGACTTTCGCTGTCCACGCCGAAAAGCACCTTCACGAGCCCCACCAGAAATTCCAAAAGTTTTTTCATCGCTTTACTCCTCCTGTACGATCTCCTCAAAGCCGCTCTTGATAAGCAGCGCCTTGACCTTCTCCTTCAGCAGGCGGGGGCAGCGGGCATACAGCGCCTTTGCCTCCTCCACGGTCTCTGCGGACATGATCTCCTGTGCCCATAACATTGCCATCATAAGTACCAACCTTTCTAATTTTTGTGTGATTTTATGCATACACAATCTCGCTCATTTCAAGCAAGCATTGCTTGAGCATCTCGTTTTCTTTTTGTAGCGTGTCCAACGTCTGAGGCAGCTTGTCCAGCGCTTCCTGCTGCTGGCGGGCTTCCTGCTGCTCTTTTTCCCGCCGGGCCAGCTCCTCCGCCGTGTAGCGGATGTACCGCTGGATGGGCAGCTGCTCGGTCCACGCAGGCGCTGCCGGGACGGCGGCACGGTCGATGACCTTGCGCACGTCTTTGCCGCCGTTGGGATACTCTGCCACCGTCTCGTAGTGGCTCAGCTCCTCCACGGCGTCCTGGGCCGGGTGCTCCACCGCTTCGGTGTCGGCGGCAAGATAACCCGCCGTCAGGTCGGGGTTCTCGACGACTAAACCGTTTTCGTCAATAATCTTCATAATGTCTCCTTTCTGTATAGTTAAATAGCGATACAACTACCCACCCGGCAGGCAGCACCGTCAAGGCTGGCCTGCCGAATATTCGTGGTACATTTGCTGGTATTGCCAGATGGAATTTCGGCGACAATCCTGCTTCTGGCGCGTTTTCTGGGGTTTCTAACGAAGGCCCAGAGGGAAAGTTTCGTGGTAATGGTGTGCTTTATACATTTAATGCTTCCAGTTCAAACTCAATCTATGGCGCGTCTGATACCGTTCAGCCGCCTGCTTACTATGTGTATATTTGGAAGAGAGTTTCTTAATTTAGCTTATACGCCGCCAGATGTAAACGTAATAGGCTGCGGGCTGGACGGTGCCGCTGCGGCCGTAGATGGCGTTGGACTTGGAAGCATCAAATGAAATATCATATGCCGACCCATCATAATGAGAGTATCCACCATAAAAAGTGGCAATTTCCTTAACCGCCAAAGCACCTGTTGACGATATAACGTTCCCCGAACCACGAAATGGTGATGAATCAGTTCTTTTTTCGTACAAGCTGCCCGTGATATTCGGCAGGCCAGCCTTGACGGTGCTGCCTGCCGGGTGGCTGTCGCTGGCACCCATCAGCACGCGGTCCTGGGCGATCTGCTCCCATGCGCCGCCAAACAGGGCGGCGGGGCTGGCGGCATCGGTGCTCTGGTAGATGCTGCCCACGGGATACGCCGCTAAAGCGCTGTCCGCAGAAAGCGTGCCGTCTACCGCCACGCTCAGACCGCTGCCCACCTTCACGCCGCCCAGTGTGGTTGCGGTGGCCGGGCGAAGTGGCATGTACTGCTCAAGCAGCTTCCTGATCTGGTCCTGCGTCAGGTAGTCCGACAGGTCCACCTCTTTGCGGGTATCGACCCACGCGCCGGTGTCACCGTCCCACGTCCAGATGGTGTCGGTCGTGCCGACCACTGCCCACCAGCCGTTTTCGCCCACCGGCACAGCGGCTTTGAGGGCTTCCGGCGTGGCGTACCAACCCTGTGCACCGATGGTGATGGTGCGAACCTGCTCAAAGTACTCTTTGGTGCCCTGCAGATTTTTGGCAGACTCCGTTTCAGACGCTTTTGCGGCGGTCTGACTGGCTGCGGCGGCTTCTTTGCTTGCAAACGCGCTGTCAGTGTAGCCCTTCAAAAGAGCCGTGACGTCATTTGCGGCGGTGGAAGCAGCGGTTTGTGCTTTTTTCCGGTCAGCTTCAGCTTGCTCTGCGGCACGCTCTGCTTGTTGACGTGCTATATCGGCACCGGCAACATCCGAAAGTGTGTTCAAGGTCTCCGCGTTCATCGGAGTTCCCTCTACGGTCGGTTCGTCATTTCGAATCAGCGTGACAACCTCCGATGAACCGTCAGATTTTTTCATCGTCCAACGACCGGGATATTTTGCAACGCGGTCTTTAAAAACCATACTGGCCCTCCCCCGTCATGTATTCGCCTGAAAAAGTAACGTAAGTTTTTGCAAGAGTTTCGATATCCTCTAAGATGGATTCAATCTGATTCATAGTATCGAAAGTGAGCTTGTCCATTGACTTTGGCGTTGACGTTTGGCTGATTTTCAAACTCCCGGAGTTTTTCGAACGAATGGCCTCAATGTTTGCGAGCCACCTGGAAGCATCAGACGCAGTCAAATATCCGCTAACGGACCAGTCGGTTTTTACATCAACGGATGCGCCCAAAATGTTTGCGAGTTTAAGAACGCCGGATTCAATACGATTAAAGTCTGTATAGCTTAACGCACCTTTCATTCCGGCGACCCATTCCACTTGCTCGGCTTCTGTCCATGTGCCGGTTCTTGCCTTTGCTGCAATTTCTTTTACGCGGTCAACGTCCGACTGCGTTCGGTCTGTAATCCACATATGCAAACTCCTTATTCTTCAATCCGATTGTCAACGCCGATTTTCAAATTCGAGTCAACGACAAAAGCGGGCTGATAACCATAGTGCTGAGTAGTATCATAGTCCCATTTTCTGGTCGTCGGATAACTGCTGTAAGAAACGCGGTCCGAAGAATCCATGCGCCAACAGCCAACAGCGGAATCAGTGTTATGCCCGGATGGGATTCCAAAATAACTTGCATTATAAACAGGGGTTCGCGTCCATGTGATGTACACAATGCCAGTCGAGGACGACGGAAACGCTTCAAAGATTTTAAGTGCTGTGGGAAGTAAAGAACCCTCTCCGTTGCATCCCTTGCCCCACATTTGACCATTCGTGTACTCATTGTACGCAATTTCCTTTGCAGACAAAAGGAAAACATGACGAGAAAGCGTAGAAAGCGATGTGTTTCCGTTGCCGGGCGTGTAGTAGAATTTTGTTTTTCGGATTTTGGATTGGACATAAGTTGACAACGCATTTTTGAAATTATTGTTCAAATACGTGTCAATCGTGCTGTTGCTGTATGCATTGACGGCTGTGCTGTTCCAAGCAGGCGTGCCAAGCATCTCTTTTCTGACAAGAAGTGTGCCGCCTGTGCCATTAAGGCTAGATTCGTAATCACGGGCTGCAATAATGAAATCGACGTAGTTGCCGTTTTCCAAAATCTTGACGGTACTGCCATCTGCCATATCCGACATATCATTTGCAATTGCGGTCGCAGAGCAAGAAGCGGAAAGCCCGGAAACGGTAGCAGTAATCGTAACATTTCCACGATGAACGTAAGAAACGTTACAAACAGATACGCCGCGTTCGTTTTTGGTGACATTCAGCTCGACAATACCCGAAGGAGACGCGTTCCAAATGATAACGGGAGAATCCGCAGATGCGGGAGTGAGAGTGGCAGTAAGAGTGATAACATCGGACGGATACAGGTAAATTTTAGACCGATCAAGCTGCAAAGAACTTACATCTTCAATCATGTAGCCTGTGACAGACCCCTTAAAACAGCCATTAAAAGTGTATTTTACATCTGTGATGAGCAGATTCGAAGAATACCCGAACTGATGGTTAAGTTTTACAAAGTCAAGAGCATCATTGTGGGGACTTGCACGATAAGAAAGTGTTGCGGTTCTGCGGTTTGAAAGAATCTTGTAGCTTTCAGTCAATGCATTTTTAGGCTGTGCAATGATTGAATCGGACAGGAACGCGTTGCTGATGCTCTGCGTAACGCCATTTCCCGTTGCGCCGGAAGGATATGTTTTAGAGGTATTATTTACGGAATAGGAAATGTTTTTAAGTTTGTTTGAGAAAGAAATCTCAGGGTATTCAAAGTTGTTCATCTCCGTGATTTCATAAATTGAATCTTTGCTTTCGGGAGAGAACGGGACCCAATCAATGCGAATCTGGCCATCTCGTGTCTGATACAAAGCCATACCCGCTGCGTTCGCAGCAAGCTGCAAAACATCAGAATTCTTATAAGAAGAATTTGTTGACGAAAAATCAGCGGAGTAGTTTTTCAAGCTTTCGTTGATGAAATATGAGATGCCTGTCACGTCAAGAAGCTCCAAAGCGTCGTAACACATCTCATAAAGCGTACCGCTTTTTCTGCCTGTGTAGGGAGAATCAGATAAGAATACAAGGGCATCTCTTGCTTCAAACGAAGCTGTGATACCATTAGATGGAGTATTCCAGCTGGACAGATAGAACTTACCGCCGTTAATCCATTCGGTCTCTCCGTCTAATTCCATGCCATACTTTACAAATACGGCCTGTCGCTCATAAAGATACTGGTAAAGACCACCGGGATTGATAGGGTTCCATTTTTGATCACTATTGTTAACGGAAAAAGATATTGAATCTTTTGATAGCTGGCCAGAAATCGGGTCACGCTTCGATTCATGAGAATATGACAAAAGGTCTTCTTTGTTGAACCTGACACGTTGACCAAACTCTACCTGTTCAATTCTTGCTCTGCGATTGGGGATGCACCAGCTCAAAATCTCAATCACAATGGAGTTGTAACCAGTGATTTCAAAGTCAACGGAGTTTTCAACGGATGTGTTATCATCAATCTGATTTTCTTGTAACAAGGACAAGCCATTGTAGGCAGATACTTTGAATGATGTCGCGTATTCATTAAAAAGCTCAGACCACACAATTGTAATGCCTGGGATTTTTTCTTCATGGGTTTTGCTAAACGAAAACGTAACAATGGGATGGTTTTCGTCCGAAACGTTTTCAAGGCTCACGTAACCAGCATTTTTATACGGTTCAGAAGAAGGAAGAATATCGCATGACCCATCCAAAATCCAAAGATTAGGTTCTCCGGTTGCGTATTTTGCAGATGGCAAATTATCAAGGTCTGTAATGTCGCTCACATCACTGAACACAGCCTGAGAACCGGAACTTGCGATTGCGTCTGATTGAGCCTTATCGTCCGAAGCGTGATAAGTAATCTGAACAAACATCTCCGGGACAAGCGTAGAATTATACTGCTTGAGCCATTTTTCAGACGGCTGAACCGCCATGTTGCATCACCACCTTACACTTCAACAAGTGAAAGAGAACAATCCGTCCAGCCCATCACATTGCCGTTACTGGGGCATCTCCTCCACATACCAGCAGTGCGATCGGAAACGTACATTTGACGTGTGGAATAGGAAGCTGTCGCTTGATTGTAAAAACGAACCGTGCAATAAAAATTTTTGGTAAACGGGCCAATAGCTGCCGCCCATTGTTTGGCAGTCAGATAGTTCCATTTTAAAGCCACTTTTGCAACATCATGGCGTACCACAGAGCCAAAAACCTTGCCCTGAACGTTACGCCCAGAGTCAACGATGGTAGACGTTGTGGCACTATAAGAGGAAGGCTCCGGCAAATCCACGCCGTTCACCGATACAAGAGCTTGCATAAATTGCCGTCGCCTCCTTAATAGCTATACACTTCTGTTCCCATGATTTGCACACCGCGGTCAGACTGCTGCTTTTCAACAGAAGCGGTAATTTGCTTGCCGTCAACGAACAGTTTGATTTCCTTACCGCCCGTGATTTCATCACCATAGCGCTGGAAAATGTCAAGAAACGCATTATAGCATCCATCGTGGACCGCACTGCGAAGTTCCGCAGAGCTCACTCCGCTTGTGGAAGAACTTGCATAGTAGCTTCCGAAAGAAGTTGTGGAGCCGGTGGAAGTATCATAGTCACTGGTTCCGGGATATTTCGAGTAATCGCTACTCACCGAAGAACCGGAACTTGCGCCATACTTATTGCTAAGTGTTCCAACAATTCCAGCAATGGCAGCAGCAATCGCAACGCCGCCAGCAATCATAATAAGGCCGGTCGGGATTCCGAGAGAAGAAAGAACTCCGCCAATCGTTTGTAACATGCCCGTGAACGCAACTCCGATTTGGCTGATAAGCCCGGCAATGCCTGCAATGATAGACGGAAACTGACTCAAAACGCCGGAAGAAAGACCAATGCTGATTGCTTTACCGGATGCGGAAATGGGCCCAATCAAGGAAGAAAAGGATGTTGCGATTTTGCTGCCAAGCCCAACGACTTGCGCAGAAATTTCTCCGAACTTAGACGTGATTCCAGAAAGAATATTCTTTCCGATCACCTTTGCGGAGGAGAATGCCTGAATGCCGACGTCCTTTAACGCGCTAGTCAGCTTTGAAACAAGGTCGGATGCATAAGACTTGACCTGTTTGCGGTTTCCTTCACCCATGGCCTGCCAAACGATGGCCGCAGTGTTTTGTGCAACGGTCTGAATGTCGCCGTTTTTCACGGCGCTCATCATGCCTTTGATGGTCCCGATAAAATCATTTTTTAACCCGTTGTCGATTTCACTCCACTTCGAATCAAGAGAACTTGCAAAATTATCGACCCATCCATTTGCCACGTCAGCGCCGTAGTCAATCAGCTCGTTGCCTTTCTCCTGCACAGCGTCTACAACGCCCTGCATAGCAGTGGCGACGTAGGGGACAGCAGCAGCGACGCCGTTTGCAAGGCCCTGATCGATATAGATACCAAACTGTTCAAAAACTTTGGAAGGGGAGTGAATGTCCATCGCTGTTTTGAATTTTTCGGCAAGCTTATTTCCGACCTCAACGATTGTGGTGTAAGCGTTTTCCTTTTCGCCATTGATACCTTTAATAAGGCCTTTGATGATGTTTCCACCGGCGGTCTCGAAAACGCTTACTTCGTCATTGATTTTCTCCAGCGAAGTTTTGATTTTTCCGACTTCCGTATTAAGGTTAGGCAGCTTTCCATCAATGCCAGAGACAAAACCAGTAACCAGCTTTTCGCCGCAATCTTTAAGGTTGGTGAAGATGTCTGATGCAAGTTCGGTGTTGCTTGCTCCATCAGTCAAGAGCTTTAACTGCGACATCAAATCGGAATAGCTCGTAAGCAGCCGAACCGCCTTGGAAAGTTCAGGGTTCGCAGCAGACAGCTTTTCGTTAAGCGTTGCAGCATCATCGTGGATTTTGCCAACATCATCTGCCAGACTTGCAATGGGATTACCGACAAACAGATTTTGGAATCCATTGACAATGCTAGACCAAGTAACACTACCCATACTTGAAGTATAAGAGGAAAGTTCACCAGCAAAGTCCTTCAAATAGCCAGTCAAACTACTCATTCCGGTTTTGATGGACGGAAGCTTCGAATTCAAATTTTTCAGAGATGGATAAAGCTTTCCCGTTAATTCGTCCGCAACACTAGAAATGCTGTCCGTTAATGCTACAAAAGCAACAGCGCATTCAACAAGAACAGCTGTTCCGATTCCAATGGCAATTGGAATCGTTCCTCCGGTAGCGGTTGTTGCAATTCCAATGGCCGCAGTGGCCGCACCAACTGCCACAAGTAAAGCTGTGCCAGCAATCAAAGCAGTTTTAACAGCGGGAGCGTTTTCAGTCACAGGAGCCCATGCTTGCTGAATTTTATCCAGCCCGGTTCCAACTGCCCAAACTTCTGCTTCAAATAGGACAGCAGCAGCGCCGACTTCCGCAAGGATTGCAGTGCCAATGGCGATGTTTGCTGCAAGCGGAACACCGCCAACAGAGCCAATGCCAGCCGTAACAGCACCAACGGCCACAAGAGCTACGGAGCCAAGCCCAACTGCTTCCGCAACCTCTTTAGCGTTAGTAATAACGGGTTGCCATGCATCACCAGCAGCTTTCAGCTCGTTACCGAGTACAACAATTGCACCGGCAAACAAAACGGCTGCTGCGGAAACCTCGGCAACGATGGCAACGCCAACAGCGAGGTTTTTTGCAAGACTGATAAGGTTGGGGGATAGGCTGGACGTTGCGTTGCTTACGCCCTGTGTAGCATCTGCAACGATCTTTACGGACTGAACAGTTTCAGTAGATTCTTTAACAGCCTTTAGTTTCGAAAAAACACCGAGTGCAGTAGCAATGCCGCCCAAAACTTCAAGTGCACCGATAACAAGCGTGGCTCTGTCCACTCCGCTCCAATCACCGTTCTTAATTGCTTCCCAGTTGTTTGCAATTTCTTGGATGATAGAGGTAAAGCCTTGAATGGCGAGTGCCCAACCGGCAACTTTCAAATGCCCTGTAAGAGCACCGATGCCAATCGCAACATTGGTTAAGCCACGAATGGCAGTAGTAGCGTTATCCCAATTTAAGCCGTTATCGGCAATGTCCTTGATGGCAATAATAATTTCGCCGATGCCTTGAACGGCCTTTAACGCACCGCCAAACTTTAGGTTGCCAAGCAAAATGAGTGCATCACCCATCATGCCAGCGAATTCAGAAATCATGCCAGCAACATTTTTGAATGTAGGGCCGTTTTTAAGGAAATCCTCAAGATACTTTTTGAATTCGTTCATGTCCGACATAAACGCAAGTACACCAATGACGGGCCAACTAATGTCAACCTTTGCATTGATGGTAAAGTTCTTGATTTTATCCAGCGCATCTAAAAGGGCTTTGGAAATCTGCCACGCTGCAAATGCCGCTCCAACAGCACCGATAGTAGGCAGCATATCTTTGATTTTCTGCTTGATAGCATCAATCTGCTTTGCAAAATCTTCGTTGTACTGCTTGAACATATCGTACTGGCTCAAATCCACATCTCCGAGAATGTTTCCAGTAACGCCAGAGCCAGAACCAGAGCCGCTAGAACCTTTTGTGGGGTCGATGATGTTCAGTTCATCAAACCCCATTGTGTAATCCTTGAGGGCTTTTTTGGCTTTGCCAGCAGATGCAGCAGCATTGTCGAGAGCGTCAGACGTATCCTCAACGGAAGCAGAAGTCTTGCTCATGTCAGGAAAATCAACCGTCTTAACGCCCATCAACTTTGCAATCCACTGAACAAATTCCTTGACAAGCTCAACGGCTGCAATCAGCGGGGGAAGAATGGATTTCAATGCAGGGTAAAGGACGGAGCCGACCGCGCGAGCAAGTTCGCTCAACTGCGCCTGTAAAATGCGAATCTGGTTTGCAGGGCTATTCAACGTGCGGGCAAGGTCTCCCTGCGCATCGCCAGTCTGCTTCATAATGGCGATATAACGAAGAATCGCCTTGTCAGCTTGAGAGAGTTTAGAGATACTTGTGGTAATTCCGAGAGCATAAAGCTCCTGCTGCAAACGCGCGTTAGAAATGTCAACGCCCAAACGGCGGATAGGTTCCAACTCGCCAGAAATAGCAGCTTGAAGTTTTGTAAATGCTTCCTTGACAGGGATGTTCTTCAACGAAGAAAGGTCATAGCCAAGCTGTGTAAGATTTTTAGAAAGAATGTACGCCTTATCCGATGCCAGACCGAACGAAGTAGTAAGACCCTGAATGGTAGCCATGTTATTCATGGCTTCGGTAGGGTCGATGCCAAGAAGCGTCTGCATCTTCTGAATGAAGTTGTCAGCTTCACCCGTAAGGCCTTTCATGGAAACGCCAAACAGGTTTGTCGCTTCGTAGAAATCGTTGAACTTTGCAACAGCGTTGCCGAGATAATCGGCAATGGCCTTCAGCGAAACCAGCTTTGCCATGTTCCGCATGAAACCATTCATCTGGTTCGACAGGCTGAGATAGCTTTTGCGCTGCTTCTCGTTGGCAGCAGTCACACGGTTTGCCTGTGTCACCACCTTGCTCAACTGCGGGGGCAGCTTTGCAAAGGCGTTGCCAACCTTATCAAGCTGAGACGCAAGGGGGGCGAGCGAGGTAGAGATTTTCTCGCACGCTTTCGCAAATGCATCAAGCGTGCTAGAATCCAGTTTGTTTGTCAGGCCGGGGATTTTGCCCAACGCATTGATAGCGCTACCAATGCCTTTCAATCCAGAAGCATCCAGACCGGCAAGAGGGGACAACCCACTTTGTAGTTCGCTCATTTTGCCGCTAAGACCGGACAAGTCAATCCCGCCAATGTCAACAGCAGCAATCTTCTTAATAGCATTGCCAACAGAATTGATGCTTTTTGCGATTGCGGATAAGTCAGTTCCAGATAGCTTGTCCAGAAATCCGGTCAGCTTGTCCAGACCAGACAGCCCAGCAGAAGCGGATTTGAGGGCAGAGATAGAAGCGGACAGCCTATCAAGGCTATTTACAACTTTTGTGACGTTGCCCTTCGTCCGCAAATTAGAAATGGCGGTAGCGAGCTTGTCAATATTAAGCTCCGCACCATGCGATTCCGCAGAAATCTCTACGGATAAGCTCGTAATATCAACATCAGCCATCACTACCACCATCACTTTCCATCATAGAAAACATCGTTCTCTTGATTCGCTCCTGCGCCTCAACTGCGCGTTGGTATTCATACTCGTCTTTCTCCTTTTGAGTAAGGGGAAGCGGTCTATCCATGTATTTGATGGGCTTAGACCCTTTCTTTCGGAACATATTGCCAACCGTAGAGGAAAGCGCAGATGCCATGTAAAAGCCGTTTCTCCACGCTTCAGCATTGGCTCTACGTTCCCGTAGCTCCTCTGCGTCACGGTAGACCTTCGCCAGCCAGACATCACCGTACCAGAACTGGTCGTAGGTCATGCCGATGGAGATGTAATAGGCTTCTACATCGTGGAACAGCTTGGAGAAGGAGAATGGCTCTCCCTCTCCGTCTGTTTCCTGAGATTGTGCGGTTACACAATCTCCCACGTTGCGTTTTTTGCGGTCTTGTCCTCAGTGTCAGTTGCCAGCAGAGACTTAGAAGCGTCCATGAACATCTCAAGCAGAATGCCCATCAGGTCTTCCTTCTCCTCGATGTGCTGGAACATCTCATCAACGACCTTGCGCTTGATGCCCTTGTTCCGTGCAATGAAAGCGCCGTAGAACAGAGCACGGGAGTTGGACAGCAGGTTGGTCATCTGGGTGTACTGGCCAATCTGAAAGCCTGCGCGTTCGGTGGCTTCCACGCTGTCACGGGTGAAGGTCAGCTCGTAAGTGTTCTTGCCATCGGAGGAATGAAAGTTGATAACCTTAGCAGCCATAATAAATGCTCTCCTTTATAAATAGGGGCAGAACCAAATCCGTTGTTCAGTTCTGCCCGGTTTGATTGATTCGATTTTTGCGGTTTAGCCGCCGTTTACGGTCAGGCTCTCGCTGAACTCAGGCTTCTTGGTGAAGATACAGTTGATGGTCATTTCCACAACCTCGTCCACGCCAAAGCCAGACAAGCCAACCTGATGCATACCCTGCCAAGTAAAGCCGGAGCCGTCCTGCATCTTCAGGGCGTAGTACTTCACGGCGTTGCTATCGGAAGTCTCATCGTAACCAGCCGCCTTAACCTTCGTATAGTCAGCCTTGTTGTAGTTTGCGGTGAAAGACTTGGTGTCGCTCTGGATGATGCCAAAGATGTTGACCTGCATGGGGTCAGACAAGGTGGTGGCATCCAGAAGGTTCGGCTCGGAGATCAGGTCGGGTACATCCTTGATGTCGCACAGCTTCGTCAGAGCGGTTGCGCTGTCGCCACAATACAGGGTGGTATTCAGACCGGAGATAGCAGTACTCATAGAATGTTTACCTCCTTAGTTTCGGTAAATCATTCCGTCCTCTCCGATTGTTGCCCCATAGCTGCAATCAATCCGATAGACGGAATTGTTGTACAGCCCATTCAACGGGGCAAACGATTTGCGATAAAAGTTGAGTGATTCGAGAATGGAATCTACGATTCCAACGATGGAACGTGCTTCTGCAATACGCCTTGTGTTCTTGTTAGAGTAGACCCGCACACGCAGAGAAACGGCAGCGTACTTGCTGTGTCCAGCAGAATCAATGTGCACAGGAAGGTTGCTGTTTTCCTCTATCTGCACACACGGAAACTTCTTAACGTTGCTGTCGTTGATTTCACCAGTAACGAAGATGCCGGGAACTTGCTTTCGCAGCTCCTTAGCAACAGCCGTGAAGATAGAATTGAAATAATCAATCAACTACTCCAAACCTCCCTCCACGTTGCTTCAACTTGAGAAGCCATTTCTTCAACAGCCCCCCACATAGCCATAGCTGGTTCGTTGCCGCTGGTGTAATTCAACTGACCTTTGCCGTCTACTTCCTTGACAGGCGTACCAGCATTGCCGGATTCTCCGTAGTAGTACCAGCGTTTGTGCTTTCCGTTTTCCTTGCCGTATGTGCCATGCTCGCCAATGTTATCAGGCAAGGGGAGCGGGCCGACTGTTCCGGCAGCACTCCAACCCTGATGTGTAACGCCAGTACCAAACTCGATAAAGGCAACTGACTTGCCCTCTGCAATGATGGTGCAGGTGTTTCCGTTCTGCTCAACACGGCAAGATACATCGTTGTTCCCGGCGTATTCTGCATTTGCAAAACGAATTTTCGCTACATCAAGCCCTTTGTCAGCCAACGCCTTTGCAAACTCTTGTGCCTTTTTGTTCAGGGTGGCCTTGTACTCCTGTATCTGACGTTCCGCATCACGAAGTCCGGCATTGCTCAACCTCACTTTAATTTTCACTTGCAGCCACCTCTTTCAGCGCATACTTCGTGTCTGTAATATGCTCTGCGACCTTGACCACAATGTAATTGAAGGGCTTTGAAATGTCTGTCTGAAACCAGACGTGTGTGCCTTCATAAAGCGGTGTGTTGTGCTTTTTACTGGATGAACTGACAACATAACTGTAATCCGTGAACGCGCCGAAAGGGCTTGCTTCCGCAGAACCAGTAGGCGGGCTGACGTTCAGCATCAGCTTTGCGGGGTCACTCCACGTCTGCGATGTTTCGCCGGTTTCGTTGCCCCACTCGTCCACAACAGGCGTTTTCTCGCCAACCGGGTTTGAGTACCACAGCGGGCGCTTGTCCAGAGGACTTCCATTGAACATCAGCCGATAACACCTACTCTCGGAACCACTTCGTTCAGCAGGGACTGCGCCACATCGGAACTTTCCCACACACGAGTGATGCCATTGTTGGTATAGCTCGTCTGTCCGTTTGCGCCGATGTGGTTGTACAGTTCCGCTGCAATGCGTATCTGCAACGACTGATACTGCAAGGGCAACTCGTTTGGTCTGTTGCCGAAGGGGTAGCCCTGCGCAAATATCTTGTCTTTGGCGAAATCAAGCAGCAGGTCGAAGAGTGGGTAGTCCTCGTCCGTGACTTCACGGTCAAGTGCGGGGGCAATGTACCGCCCCAGCTTGACTGCCGCTTCGGAATACTGGTCTCCCATGCTGCTTTCCTCCTTTCGCCTTAGTAAGCTTTGATGCAGTACACAGCGTCCATGCGCTCAAAGGACGGCAGGACGATTTCAGAGACGTAAATGTTGGTGTTGACGGGATGCACGGTCTGCTCAGTGGTAACAGCAACGCCAGTATTCACAACGGAAACCTGTGCGTTGGAGATGCCAGCCATCAGGTCGGCTTCCTCAGGGGTGGCAACATAGTACATATTGCCCAGAGAGCCAGAAGGAGCCAGCACGACATAGCCATCAGGCAAATACTTTTCGGCAGCAGCGGTCTCTTCCGGCTTGAACATCTTGTCATACAGGTGAATGCGGATGCCGGATGCACTTTCGATAACAGAACGTGCTTCAGAATCAACCAGAACGGCGGTGGTGGTCTTCATAACCGTCAGGAACCGGTTCTTGATTTCATCCGCAGCAATCATCTTGTGGAAAGTGTTGGTGTTCATGTAGGCATCGGTGATAATCTCACCAGTGTTTGCCAGCACGGTGTTTGCGGCAGTGGTCATCGTGGCGATGGGGGTTGCAGTGGTAGGAGCATCCCACTTCTCCTTGGTAGTCAGAGCCTTGTAATTGGACTGCTGCCAAGTGTCGTCAGGGTCGTAATCGTAGACGTAACTCACGCCGTTAGATTCGATGGAGATGCCGGGCTTGCCAGTCTTAGGAGCCAGAAGTTGCCACACCATTCGCTCAGGCACAATGCGAGCACCAGTAATAAGCTGTGCGGTATCATCGTAGACACGATTGATAACGTCTGCCGCAAACTCCTGATTGGTAGCCAGAACAGAGATAATCTTGCGGCGGTCTTCCTCGTCAATGTGAGTACCCTCACGGAAGAACGGCATATTGGTCTCGGTCATCTTGATGCCCTGACGAGTACGGAACGTAGCCTTAGTGTCGAACACGCTAGGCTTCAGCGAAACGCCAACGCCCTTGTGACCACGCAGCCACTTCAGTTCCATGCTGACCTTCTTACGGGCAGGGAACAGGGCATCAGAAGCATAAGGCTGCGCATTGGTCGGGTCATTCGTCCAGTAGGCGGCAATCGCAGCAGGGGAGAAGATTTCATTCAGATTCAGTGCCATAATTTAGTCCTCCTTACTCGCTCTTTGCGCCAACATCGGTACGGCAGAAAACGGCGGGAACAGCCTTTTTCAGAGCGGCAATATCGTTTGCAGAATAGGCAAAGCCAGACAGCTTTGCCTTGTCCACATCAATAACGCCCTGAATCAGCAGTGCGCCATTGGGGTTGACGGCAGGGTCAACAGTGTGCAGCAGAATGCCAATGGCATCGGTAGCTGCATCAGCAGCACTGGTGCCAGTAGTGGCAGCAGCTTTCAGGCCAGTCTTTGCCATAGGATAGCCAGCCGGAACAGCGTTGGTCTCCTTGACGGTAAAGGGAATGGCAACGTAGGTATCAGCAGCCAGAATAGTGCTTTCAGGAGCCGATACCGGAGTATTGGTGTACTTCATGTTTTCCTCCTTAATGGAAAGCAGTCATTGCGTCACTCGATGCCTTGTTTGCGTCTGCGCGCTCCTTCGCAAAGCGTTTAGCAAAGGAAACACCTGCGCTATCTGCGCCGTCACCATTGCCATCCGCACCCGGAGGTGTGGGCATACCCTTCAGCAGGGAAGCCTTGTATGCGGTGTCATGGGCGGTCATAAACTCCGACTGGAACTTAAACACTTTGTCCATGTCACCGTCAGCCAGTGCAGACGCAGCCTTGCCAGCCAGTTCAGCGTCATAACCCTGCGCAACGAACTTCTCACGGTAGGATGCAAGGGTCTTTTCCTTGACGAGGTTTTCTTTGTCGGCAGTCAGGGCATCAATCTGCATCTGCATCTCTTCCAGTTTTTCAGCCTGTTCCTGTGCGGCTTTTTCACTATCGGTAAGCTTTGCCTTGAGCTGTTTCTTGTACTCGGCAGCTTCGCCATTGGCTTTCGTCACGGCGTTACGCATCTTCTCGACCTCTGCGTTAGGGTCTGCAACCTTTTCCAGCGCAGAAATGATTTCATCAGCGGTCATGCCCTCTTTGTAGGCATCACCAAGCAACACATTGAGTTTCATATCGTTAATTTCCTCCTGCGTTTTTTTACCGTTGCTTCCCTGCAACGCTGCGAAATTTGTATCCCGGCTTCCCTGCCGGAATATGCAAAGGCGAAAACCTTTACTTCCATTCATCAACGATTTCCCAATCGTCACACGCCATATTTTCCATGGTGTACAGAATGTCTTCTGAATCAGCAAGATTTACAATCTTGCCATCGTAACAGTGCATTTCGACATAAGGCTTCTTAGAATCTTTAGACCCTAAGCACCAATAACCAGTCCAATGATGACGCTTAATTTTGTGCCCTCGTTTAAGAGCAAACAAAGCACTTGCGAAATTCATTTTTCTTCTCCGTTCTTTGCGTTAGCCTGTTTATTGACCATATTGTTAGTGTCGACAATATGGTCTGTCGGCTGTTTCTGCGGCTTCGGTGCTTTCCCATCCTCACCCAGCTTGCCAGCGGCAATCAGGAAGGGCTTGCTCATTTCGTAAGCAGCCTGCGGGTCAGGGAACAGACCGGGCGTAGTGAACGCCAACTGCGGGTTAATCGGCTGCTGAATCATCTGTGCAAAAATCTGAACCTTGCTCTGCTGGTTGTCGTACTGACGGCGGGGCAGTTTGATGTTGATGTCACTTGCCATCAACTTAGAACCAGCCGTATCACGCAGGATTTTCAGCATCACAGACAGGCTTTGGCGTTCAGCATACTTGAACATATTCTCGTACTGCTGCGCCCTTGCTTCGGTGTGATTCCAACCGTTGCGAACGATGACTGCGCCCACGTTGTCGGACGTTGCGTTCTCACTGCCAGTGGCACTAGGCATGGCGGTCAGACTGCGGTACACGTTCAGCATGGAATCAAGCAGAGTCTGACTCTGTTGCTGGTCAAGTTCGTTTGCAAGCTGTGCGACCGAAGCTGGCTGACCAGAAGATGACTTCAAGCACATTGCGCCCATAGCCTTAACTGCTTTTAACGCTTCCTCGTCCACAAGGCAGTTGGTAAACACCATGATGGACTGGATGAACTGTGCCACGCCGTCCAGACGGTTGCTTTCAAGGTCGTTGATGGCATCCAGCACGGGGATTGCCGGTTCAAACAGACCCATTCGTTCCGGGTTCAGCTTGTATTCGACCATCGGCAACATTCCCAGAGAGTGGTTCTCCGACTTCGTGACCTTGCCGTTGTCGATTTCAAAGTACTGGTTCGGTGTATACACGCAAATAAGGTCGTTCAGGTCATTCTGATAATTGCGTGGGATGTGCAGCACGTTGGCGATGGGCTTATGCCCGATGCTGGAGTTGTAAATCACATACGCCATATCCGGGTCGGGAACATCCACCAGCAGGGGCGTTTCGTCCGGGTAGTTGCCGTTGTACCCCTTGTCAGGGAGAACTATGCGGTATCCCTGTCCGCACTCCAACATCCACTGCCAGAGCCGCCGATCGAGCGCGTCCTTGCCCTCATACTGCAAAGCGTTTGACAGACGTGCGATTTCTTCACCGTCACCTGTCGCCGTTTCAGACCGCACATAAGAGCAAGGGGTGCCGCTCATGTAGCCTGTGTAGAAGCCCACGCACTCGTTGGCATGATTCTCTACAATACGGTTGGTGATTTCGGCGTGGTACTCCTTTGTGCGGTGAAGGACAGGCTGGCTACCCAAGTAGTAGTTGTGCAGAAAGCGAATCTCGTTCTTGTTCAGCAGATGAATAGGCTCTGCCTTGCCCATGACCACTTTCAGCACGTTCGTCCGATTGATTTCCGTCTCCGGCGTTTCAATCGGTCTACGTCCGGTCAGCGGCTCATTCAAAAAGCCACCAACAACCATCTGATACTCAGCCATGCGTTCCTCCTTTCTGTTAAAATCTTCCCATCATTTGCTTGTACTGTTTGGCAAACCGTTCTTGTACAAACAATCTTTCTACGTTAGAACCGTATAAATTATTTGTTCCGATAATCGGCTGCTTGCTTATTTGTGCCACTTCCATGCACTCTACTGGACATTCGTACCCGCTAATAACTACCATGAAAGGAACGTCCAACAACCAATGCTCAAAAGCGTCATAATCGAATTTTCCTTTGTATCCCGTACAACGTGTTTTTTTGTACGGTGGGTCAGCATAAACGATTGAGCCTTCTTGGATTTCAACGTCACGATAATCTTTTTGAGAAAGCGTTATTTTGTCGGAATCATTGAGTTTTTGTATACTCTGCAATCGTTGAAGATTATTCAAACTTTGAAGTCTGCCTAGGCTTTCAAGACGGCAATTCTTTTCATCCACGCAAAACTCTCGCAGAAGCGATGCATCGCCAAACACCCTTGCATAGTGCAAAGCCTTTTTCCACGGTTCGATCTCTTTTGAATAGAGATAATCTGTTCGATTATTTCCAAAACTCCAGCAAAGCGAAACGTAAGGGTCGGAATCCTTCAGCCTATGAAAATCTTCACGACTAATCCAACGCTTTTCGTTGACATACTTGCCGTGAACAGCGTCCATGAACAGCTGCGGCGCATCGCCAATGTCGTTTGCAACAATGTGATTCCATTTGCCAGACAGCAACGCAGCGTGTGTGACCGCACAGCCGCCAGCAAACAGGTCAATCAGTGTGTCGCCAGCAGGGAGATTGGAAATAACCCACTGTGCGATTTTGTTCTTACTGCCACGATACGGCACACCATATCTCACGGTAGGCTTCTCCTTTCCGGCAAAATAAAAAGCGCAGCAAGACAAACCTGTTAAGGTCTATCTCACTGCGCTTACAACTGCGCTTCAAAAGCTATTCAGTTCTTAAACTTTGGTACGGAGACCCATGTATCTTTTGGAAGGTTGGAATCTCCAATTGTAATCCAATGGCAAAGAGGGCACAGAAGGGAGAACTTGCCTTCCACTTCGCCAAGATAACGTCCACAATCACACGGATTGCCGTTTGCGTCTTTTCGAGGGCGCTTGCATCGTACTTTTGCTACCATCTGTGCTCCTTTCGTTGAATTTCTGGAAACAGGCTGTTGAGCACAGACCTGTCAGAAGCTACTGGGAAACTGTTCGCACTTCCAGCCGTGCTATTCTTCGCCCGAAGAAAACCATTGCAGCCTTTGCATTCAGTTGTCGGACAGACGTAAAACGGGTAAGCTGCAATTTTGGTGCTGCATAATGGATTTGAACCAATGTATGTCCGGTTATGAGCCGGGTGCTCTAGCCTGACTGAGCTAATGCAACATAGAAACCCGGCTTGATTGGTTAACCGCTGCTCTTTGCAATGTCATGCCTAAACATTACATTGAGAGCCGGGAGTAGCGGTGGAGGATTCAGAGAATAGAAAGCCAAGCAAAGAAGATGGTTGTGCTGCGTAACGGAATCGAACCGTTGCTTGCAAGCCGTGGGGGAGACAGGCTTGCATTCCCCTTACAATTGGAAACGCAACATATAAAGTCCGGTGAAGGTGAAAGAGTGAGAAAACCTCCACCGGTGAAAGGAGGAATATGCTTGTTGACACGCACGCGAGTAAAATGACAAAACCCCGCGTGCAAGCTATTCCTTTAAGGGAAGCTGCAAAACTTCCTGCGCACATTATAAGCCTTGTCAAGTGGTGAAATCAAATAAATAGACCAAGCGAACACAATATATTGTGTTTTTAATCAAAAAGGCCTCTTGACAGGCTCAATTTTACTGATTCCGTTATACAATTCATCGGCAAGCTGTGCCAGACTATCCGGTGCATCATCGTGCGGAACTTTGCCAAGCTGCGTGAACATCGTCACCTGTTCCATGAACGCCTTGTACTCTTTCGACTGGTGTTTTTCGTCAAGGAAGTAGAACCGTTTAATGTCCGGCGCATACTGGATGATTCTTGACAGCTTGCTTTGACCACTTGGCGCACGCTGGCTGCGGACAGAGCAGTGATAGCCCTGCTGTCGAAGCTGGCTGTCCACCACGTCACAGTATTCGTCACCGCCGTTGTTGGCTTCGCCGCGCACCACATTGATTTTATACTGGATGATTTTGCCCACGACTTCCGGCCTAGTCACAGTCTTATCGCCGTTATTGAACACAAGGTCTGGGATGAACACGGCATCCCCATATACATAAGCGATAGGACAGGCAGTAAAGTCACCGCCGCCCCATGCAATATCCATGACCATTAGCTTGCGATCAGGCTCTCCATCAGGCAGAACGCCGTTGAAATACCGCAGTTCATCGGCAGGGAACAGCAAACCTTCACGCACATAGGGCTTGCCCATGTACTTTGCCCACCATGTTGCGTCATCAATGCTAGCTTTCATATCGGCATAGTAGGCATCATCAAAGCCAACGCCATAGTCATAATTGAAGTTGCTATGTCCGTTCTCGTCCACCGCAGGAATCACACGGAATCTGTACTTCGGGTTGTCTGCATACTGATTCTGGATGCGTCCCAAAGGGTCAAGCACGTTCCAGCGTGTGCCGACCATCAGCTCTAATGCACCTTGCTTCTTACGGTCTTTCAACTGGTTCAGATAGGCATCGTACTTGTTGTTCAGACGCTCAACATTCAGACTTTCCTCCAAGTCCTCAATCAGGTCATCACTGTACAGAACGCCGCCCTCGCCGATTTCAACAGCACCAGTCAGCGTACCGCCGATGGAACGACAGGTCAGGGTGGGGAAGCGCTTCTTTCGGTTCAGGTCAACACTTTCGTCCTTTGCGCTTTTGTCCACAAGCTGAACGTCAGGGAAGATTTTGCCCCAGTTGTAGGTAACAGGGTCGGTGATGATGGACAGCACTTCGCCATAGAAGCCATTGGTCAGCTTGTCGGAATGCCCGCTCATAACCGATGCAACGTCAGGGCGATTACCCATCAGCCATGTGATAAAAAATATACAGAGCGTACTTTTTCCAGTTCTCGGGGGCTGACTTACCCCAAGAAATTCTACACGGTGGAAAAATAAGTCCTCTAGGTCACGAACCAGCGTCAAAAGCACCTTTCTTCGTGGCTGATAAAACTTCTTCTCCGGCGCACGATTCCATTCAAGGTAGATGCAATAGCTGTCGAACACGTCTTTTGCTTCAAACAGGTACGTCCGGCCGATAATGTCATAGACCTTCGCCACGTCCTCGCCTGTTTTCATCTTGCCCATCATGGCTGCACAGACAGAGCGTAGCTCACCAGAGTATTTGTAGGCATCGAACCGCTTGTTTTGCGGCAGAGCATCTCTTAGGTTCACCGCCGCCTGAAACCAGTCCTCGTAGACCTGCGCTTCGGTCGGATTCTGCTTTGCATACGCTTTGATGCTGTCAATAATGGCGATACACTGCTTTGGCTGCATAAAAAAATAGGCACCCCCTACCTGAAAATGTAAAGAGTGCCTACAACTGCACAAAAAGTATTTTATTCTGTTTGGTTGAAATCTGTTAAAAAACAAATATCTCAAGCATTTTCGCCAAGAACATCCCGCAGATCAATGCGAAATCAATCATTATCATTGGCATATTATCGTTCAGAAAATCGAGGAATCGAAGCTCAATCCGATCCAATTTGTCTTTCATTTTCATACTACAATCCTATAAGTTTTATTTTTAATTGGTTCAAGGCAATTTGAATATCTTGTAAAAGGCTTTATATAGACAACCTTTCCGTTTTTATAGTGTCTAACAAATCCACGAACATTCACAGCTTTCGTTGGTTTTGTATAGGAACGCTTGGAGGGTTGATTGTTTATATTTTTTCTTATCGGGGATGAGCTTTTGACGACAATGCTTTTACTGTTTTGGCTTCTCGCTTTTTTAGCGCATTCTTTCTTTGAAGGAATTTCCTTGTCAAGCGATACGTATTCAACCGGTCTTTTTTCGCTCATGTAGGCCATTATGGAAGCGTAAACAGAAACAGCGCTCTGAATGTTTTCTTCTTTCTCTCGCTCTGGTAGCTTACTGAGAAATACATCAACTTTTTGCGAGATTCGATGCCACAAGAATTTAAGCAGCAGATCGCCGCCAACGGAAACTCTAAACAAGACGGTAAATAACCGAACGTTTTCTTCCGCCCTGATTATTGTATGCAGTTTTTCTTCATCGTCGCTTACAACGATAACTGAAGAATCAAAAGCAGGAGTATAACTTCTGACTTGATCTTTATGGCTATCTCTCCATCCTAAAAGACGTTTGCAATCTTCTCTTGATATTTCAATTCTAGCCATTATCAACTGCCCTCTTTCATTCCCAGCTCATTTTATGCTTTTTAATCGCACAAGTATCTCCAATTCCGTCTATGCGAACGATTTCTTCTTCAAAATCAAC